GATATTAATCTGGCACGTTTATATCAGATGCAAAGAGGGGATTTGCCAACGACTGGAGAAATCAGTTTTGTAGTTGAAGCAGGTGCACTGGTTTCAAGTTCAAGTTCTTATCGACCGGAAACCAGATTTGTCTATAAATTCGACTATAAGTCTAGTCCTGCAAAACGAGAGTATATCGTTCCAGCTGCATCAGAATTACCTGCTATTGATACTGGTGAGTTCCCACCTGATCTCGTGGTAAATTTGACTATTAAAGGTGCTGTTGTTGGACGTGGTGGTGATGGCGGGTTGCCACATCTAGCTTACGGAGATTGGGAAAAAGATTCAGACTTCAATTTTACCAAAACCCGGCGTGATGGTTTTCAGGGAGCACCAGGTTTATTGAACCGGCACAGCAAACTAAACCTGATTATCGATGGAGGGACGTTAGCTCGAGGCGGCTCAGGTGGTGGAGCAACACCAAGTGGTATTTACACTGGATCATCTTATGGGGTTCAGGGAATTCCCGGTGGTGCTGGAGCACCATTTGGTCGGGTCATGACTGGCCAGCCGATTTCAAATGATTCACAAGATTATCGCCTCTATCTGGAGAGTTATTTATTGGTTATGAAAATCACTGATGCCGAAGCTTCGGCACCTGGTAAAGGTTACCGAACCCAAAATGAACGCTATGGCTCACCACTTTCTGGAGATGGTGGAAATTGGGGCGAACGTGGCACCAAATCCACCAATGATGGAACGTGGAACTGGCAATACCATGGCACAACTGAAGGCCAGCCGGGGCCGGGTGGACCTGCAATTGTTGGGGTGGCACCACTTACAACTCAATTGATCAATGGAGGGAAAATTCTACAAACACTTTAAATCTTAAAAGAACTTTGAGCACCCAATTCGGGTGCTTTTTTATTGCCTAAATTTTCTGGAGATATAAATGGAACCAGTTTCAACAAGCGGTTTAACAGCAATTTTAAAATTTTATGGTGCAGCAATTATGGTGACGTTAGCGGTTGCTTTAGTTGCAGCAGTTGTATTGATGACACGTATGCCACGATCACCTCAAGAATGGGCTGTAGGACTTATTTGTACGGTTGTATCAAGTTTGGCTGGCGGCTCATTCATTATTGTGAAGTGGGGGCTTCATGAATGGGTTACTGATGTATGGGGAATGATTGCACTTGGTGGGTTCTTCTTTGTTTGTGGTTTACCTGGTTGGGCTTTAGTCCGTTGGATCTTTAATTTCATAGATAAACAGGAAGGGAAAACGATTGTTGAAGTGATTAAAGAGTTTAAGAAAGCCAGAAAAGACATTGAAAACAGCTAATGCCGCCTTCGGGCGGTCTTGTTTAGAAGTACACGTATAAGAGAGAAATTACCTGTTGACACTGCAAGCCGCTGACTACTACGAAAACCTATTGACGACCAATATTATGAAACGACCACCTTCGGGTGGTTTTCCTTTATGTGACATTTAGTAACCAGTTTGTTAAAGTTATTATATTTATAACAATTGGTGAAATTCATGAAAAAGATAATTTTAGGGAGCATGTTAGTGGCTGTTTTTTCCACATCATTTTCACATGCTTTAGCTCCCAAAAATGGAGATGAGCCAACTTATTGTGAGCAGATTGTTTCGGTCCATGGTTTATTAACTAGAGCACAATTTGAATGTGGATATAGTGAATATAACAATGAGTTAATCTCAGATTCAGCCAAGTGTTTTCAGCATGAACTTGGCGAAGAATATGGAAAAAAAGTCCTTATATTTGGCATGAAAGAATTTGACCGAAATGTAAAGAAAGACGGGAAGAATAAGATTTGTAATAGTTTATTAAAAGAATTTCCAGAGTATGTAAGGAAGTAACTGATGAAAAAGCTACTACCAATTGCATTTTTACTCACAGCATCATTTGTAACTCACTCAGCCGATACTAATGATAAACACTGTAGAGATGTGAATAAACTTGCTGAAAATGTCATGCTCTTTAGGCAGGAAGGGGTTTCTGTGGTTAGACAAATGGAGATGATAGAGAGTATCAAACCAAGCAGGGATTTCAAAAGGTTAATGGAGATGATGGTCGAGGAAGCCTATAAAGAACCAAAGTTTGGATCAGAAGAGTATAAGGCGGAAGCAATAACTGAATTTGCAAACAATTGGTACATTCAGTGCAAGCAAGCAAATCGAAATAAATAGAGCACTTTAAGGTGCTCTAATTATTGAAATTGAGAAAAGTTTATAAGTAGGTTTTTATGAGAAAGATTATTTTATTGGGTCTTATTTGCCTTCCTGTATTCGCATATGCAAATAGTTGCGAGGTGGCAAAAAGTAAAATTAATATAAGCGGTTTAGCATTGGGTAAATCCATTTTATCACTGAAAGCAGAACATCCTAAAAATTTGAGCATAGATCATGAGACTAATAAGGCAAATATTAACTATGTTCACTCTAATGAATTTGAGGATGCTTTTAGTGGAACACCAGCTACCAATGCGGGATTCATTTCTTTTGATGGGAATACAAAGTTAATTAATGCGTTTAGCGTTAGTTTTGGTCACTTAGATAATTTTAGTGCTAATAATTATAAAAATGGGTTAGTGGCGTTGTATTCACTACCAAAAACAGGGTGGATAGAATCAAAGAGTAATGGGGTTAAAGTTTTTAAATATGAATGTACGGATTATTCTTTAGAGATTAATTACAATCCAGAAAGAAGTAGTTTTATGATTTTTAAGGAAATTTAGTTTTATGTTCTTAAGCACCCTAGGGTGCTTTTTTAATGTCTGATTTTTCTGAAACAGTAATGGTGTAACCTTTCATACGGCTAGCTAACTCCATCATTAGAGTTTCGGTAGGGATCAGTTCTACAGTTTTTTCATAATTTTGATTTTCAAAGCTTTTTTCAAGACGGGCAACAATGTCGGCATTCATTGATCGACTGTTTAACTTTGCTGATTCAAGTATTTTTTCTTTTAGTTCTTGCGTCATACGCATTTTGTATTCAACGTCTGAGCTTCTAGCCATGGTCCTATACTCGAATAAATTTTATTTATAATAATATCCCCAATGGGGATTGACAAGAAGTTTTTAAAGTCTTAAATTGTAAAAGTCCCCATTGGGGATGTAAAAAGCCCCCAACTTTCTGACGGCAAGGGGCTTTTATCAACAACCATAGGAAAGGATATTGATATGTCTAGTTTAGCATTAAGTTTTAATGAAGTGAAATTCAATCCCGTGCCACGGCAAGATGGCCAGATTTGGCTTTCTTCAGGTGAATTGGCACAAGCATTAGGATATAAACAAGAGAACGCGGTCAGTAAAATTTTTAATCGTAATTCTGATGAATTTACGGAAAATATGACACAAATTATTGATAATCCTCGGCTACCCAATTTGGGTATGCGGATCTTCTCACTACGTGGCTGCCACCTAATAGCAATATTTGCTCGTACTGCTGTAGCGAAGCAATTCCGCAAGTGGGTACTTGATGTTTTAGATAAAGAAGTTGGCACACCAGTTGCCAAAACCCACAAATCCGAACGTGAACCCCTAACCAATGCTGTAAATCTTCTTGTAGCTAAAACTAAGCATTTGAATTACAGCGATGCTTATAAATTAGTTCATCAGCGTTTCAATGTTCAGCATATTGATGAAATCCCATATGACATGATTCCTGTTGCAGTGGAATATGTTCATCATCTGATTGCGATGTACAGTAGTGCAGAGAAGAAGGCTCAAGGTTCTTTATTTGATAATGAAACATTGGGTTTGGTTAAGGATCTGGTAGATGCAATTATTTCCCAAAACTTTGTGACAAGCAAAATCTATCGTGCAATACACATGCTTAGTAATGAACAAGGTCACTACTTAGCTGAATATGCGTTTAAAACCAATATTGCAGTTCTAAAACTCACTCGAACAATGGATTTAAGAGGACCTCTTAATAGAGAAATCATTAGTGATGATTTAAAAACCATAAGCTACACAACAGGTAATCAACATTATGGCGACCGTTGGTTTCACCCACTGATGGAGTCAAGTCGATTGATGGGAGTACTTGAAATTTCAGGTAGTCTGATTCGTCACTAATAAAATCAACTTAACAAAACCCACTCATCGAGTGGGTTTTTTAATACCCAAAACAAAACCCCAGTAGCGCTAACTACCGGGGTTTTTCATTCCACCCACCGACGAAAGTAAGAGGAAAGTAAATCTATATGGAGCATTTTAAACCAATAGTGGAGCTTATGAAAGTGTCTATTGAAAAGTATGGCTTATGGCAAACAATAGTTGCATTTATTCTTTTGTTTTCCGTGCCAATCTTAATGTGGAAGTTGGATGTAATTATTGCTTCTATAAAAGCATGAACCAACTTGAAAAAACTGCGCCACCTTCGGGTGGCTTTTTTACGTCTAAAGGAAAGTGAAATGAACATCGAACAATATCTTGATGAGTTGATCAAACGAGAAGGCGGGTACGTCAATAACCCAGCCGATCGAGGAGGTGCTACTAAATACGGTATTACTGAAGCAGTTGCTCGAGCAAACGGATTTAAGGGCAATATGCGAGATTTACCGCTTGATGTGGCCAAAGCCATTTATAAAAAGCAGTACTGGACAGCTCCGCGTTTTGACCAAGTGAATACAATCAGTTCAGCAGTTGCTGAAGAACTTTTAGATACTGGTGTTAACTGTGGAACTGGATTTGCAAAACCTCTTTTACAACGAGCTTTGAACTTACTAAACAATCAAGGTAAAGCAGGTTGGCCAGATTTAACAGTTGACGGAATTTATGGTCCAGCAACTCTTAATGCACTCAAAACTTATCTGGCCAAGCGTGGAAAAGACGGCGAAAAAGTCCTGGTGCGTGTTCTTAATATCATGCAAGGGCAACGCTATATTGAAATTTGTGAGCGTAATCCCACACAAGAGCAATTTTTCTATGGCTGGATCAATAACCGGATCGCTTAAGTTTATGTGTAAACGTACAAAAGTTGCATCGATCATCACAATGCTGTGCTTAATCTTCTCAGGTTGCACAGCTCACACGGTTAATAGTAATGTGAACGTCTCTATTTGTGTAAGGGCCTTGTGATGTCGCAAGTCATGATCATGGTTTCGGAAGCGGGCAGAATGGAAAATACTTGCAATCTACCCGCTGATCTCGATAAGAACGGGAATGTTCTAAAAATCTATGACTACTCATTAAAAGAGTTGCCGATTAATTTAGATGGCACTGTGACTTACAATGGCAAAAGATGGACCTTTGATAAGAAACAGAACTATTAGTCTTTCCAGCTATCTACAATATCAGCCCAGTCTTGCATCATTTTTCTTCTAGCCTCTAAGTGCTGCGAATGGTCGTACGATGCTTTTGTTCTATTTTGTTCTGCATGCGCAAGTTGTTTTTCAACCCAAGTACTTTCATAGCCTTTTTCATATAGTAAAGTCGATGCTGTTGCTCTAAAATCATGAGTAGTAACGCCTTTCAAGCCAATATATTCAAGCATACTGTTTAGCGTTTCTTTAGCTAACATGCCGTTATTTTTCTTACTGAAAATTGCAGGAAAAACGAGCTCACTATCGCCAGAAATTGTATATTGGCGTTTAAGTACTTCATATACTTGATCAGAAATAGGGAGAACATGAATTCTATATTTTTTCATTGAATCTTCTGGAAATCGAACTAGTCTTGATTCAAAATCAACCCATTTCCATTGCATTTTTCTAATTTCAATTGCCCGAAGCATTGTATATAAGAGAATGAAGCCAGCATTCTTAACGGTTTCTGTTCCATTGTATTTAGGCAATTGAGTTCTTGCTTTTTTTCTTTCTTCTTTAGTTAAGGCTCTTGCATGTTTTACACGAGGGCGCTTGATAACATCACGTACAGCATAAGTAGGGTCGTTATCAAGCCTTAAAGTGGCAATTGCGTAACGAGTTACTGCACCGATAAATCTTCTGTTTTGTAAAGCGGCAGATTCTCCTGTCATTTTTCCATTAGTTTCTTTAGTAACACGATTAATCGTATTGTTTAAAATCTTCAATACATCTGCTGCTGTCACATCCTTAATATTTTTTTTACCAATAATGGGGTAGATGTCTTTCTCTAATGCCGTATCGAACTTCTCTTGATAAATTTCAGACTTTGATGTCATTCTTTTTTCTTTAAATTCTTCAGCTATAGCCTTGAATGTATTTTTCCCTTCTTCTAATGCCTTGGCCTTATTATTTTGTCTGTCTTCTACTGGGTGAATGCCTTTAGCTAATTTCGATCGCATTTCATCTTTTAAGATTCGAGCATCAGCCAAAGTAATAGCCGGGTATTCACCAAGACTCATAGAAGATTCTTTACCATTAAAAACAAACTTAAACCGCCAAACTTTAGCTCCTGAAGGTCGAACTTCTATGTAAAGTCTATCTGCATCCAGTAATCTGTAGACTTTTTCTTTAGGTTTCAGTGCTTTAATTTTTAGATCAGAAAGTTTTACAGAAGCCATAAGGTAAGAGTAATTAGTTCGTTACCCGCATTATTACCCGTTTTTTTGGGGGATGTAAACAAACTAAAAGGAACTAATAAGAACAACAGCTTTTGTAATTCAGAAACTTAGTTTAAAAAAAAGAACTGTAAAGAATTAAAATAAACCACAGCACTTATTATTCTTTACTACTGTTGCTTTCGCCATAATTCAAACTTCCACAATTGTCCCTATTGTGCCGTAAACTGATGCCAAGGTGAAGTTTTTTCCCACATATCAATATTTCGTCTCATGTATAACTTTTGCTAAAATAGGCGCACAATACAATTAGAGTACTAGCGGATGTCTAAAACGCGTGTAATTTATCCTGGAACATTTGACCCTATCACGAATGGGCACGTTGATTTAGTTACTAGAGCATCAAGAATGTTTGATGAAGTTGTAGTAGCGATTGCAATTGGACATCATAAAAACCCTTTGTTCAGCTTAGAAGAAAGAGTTGCACTGGCGCAATCATCATTAGGCCATCTATCAAATGTTGAGTTTGTAGGTTTTGATGGTTTGTTGGTTAACTTTTTTAAAGAACAAAAGGCCACAGCAGTACTTCGTGGTTTAAGAGCAGTTTCTGACTTTGAATATGAATTTCAACTGGCCAATATGAACCGTCAGCTTGATCCACATTTTGAAGCGGTGTTTTTAACACCTTCTGAACAGTATTCTTTTATTTCTTCGACATTAATTCGAGAAATTGCTCGTTTAAAAGGAGATGTAACCAAGTTTGTTCCGCAAGCTGTGGTTGAAGCTTTTGAACGTAAACATCAACAAGGTTGGTAACGTGTCGTTATATATCACTGATGAATGCATAAACTGCGATGTTTGTGAACCAGTTTGTCCCAATGAAGCGATCTTTATGGGCGAAGTGATTTATGAAATCAATCCGGATTTATGTACAGAGTGCGTTGGTCACCATGACCAGCCACAGTGCCAATTATTTTGTCCAGTAGACTGTATTCCAAAAGATCCGCAGCATGAGGAAACGGAAGAACAGTTACTCGACAAATATAAAAGATTAATTGCTCAAAAAAGCACAAGCAATTAG